CTCATCTTCTTTTGGTTTTAGTTTTAATAATTCTAATGCTAATTTATTTCTGCCATAGAAACAATTATCACAAAAACAATCTTTCATTATACTTTCTCTTTCTCCTTGTTCCCATTCGTAATACTTGTTGAAGTTTGGGTTTCTTTTATCATAAGTGCATAGATTTTCTAATATTTCTTCTTCACTCATCTTTCTTTTGGTTTATATTGATAACCCATTCTAGTTTTAACTAAAGCAACTTTACCTTTGATTAAGTCTTTCATTAACTTTAATTTCCATTTAGGTAGTTTCATCTTCTTTTGGTTTTAATGTGTCCAATAATCAGTAATAACAGGTACTGCTGTAAGTTCTACAGTTTTGCAAAATACTTTTCCAGCTTCTTCCATAGAAGCTTTTAGCGCCTCTGCTAATGTTTCTGCTATTTCTTTTGGACAATCCAATAATATTTCATCATGCACGACATTCGGCATAAATACTTTAAATAATAGATCTTTTTCTATTAAATATCTAAACATAAACACTCCTGCCATTTTAGTAATATCTGCAGAAGTACCTTGAATAGGATAGTTTAAAGCATTTCTTTCTAATAATCCTTTCCAACTAAACACTTTACGTACTAAAGGGCCTAATTCTTGAATATATTCATTAGATTTTATTGCTTTTTCCTTATTATATTTCACCCAAAAACCATTCTCCTGAGTAACTTTTCTTTTAGCTTTAAATTCATCAAAAGAATCTATATAACACTTTCTTTTTGTAAAATTGTTAAATAAAATATATCCATTTTTAAGAGTTTTTGCTTTTACTTTTTTAAAATGATCTTTTAAACCAGGAAAAGCATCAAAATAAGCTTCATAAACTTTATCTCCTTGTTCTATACTTATCGACAAATTTTCTGCAATAGTATAACCAGTTCCGCCATAATTAATAGCAAAACCAGCGCCTTTAGCTACTTGTCTTTTTTCAGAATGTTTACTCTTGATTTCTTTCAAATCTAAATCAGCAAGTTCAGGAAAAATCTTAGAAGCAACAAAAGAATGCATATCCCCAAGACCCTTTTTATAGAAATTAATAATATCCTTATCTTGAGATTGATTAGCTAAAACAATTTGCTCTTGCCCGCTATAATCTGCAACTATAAGAACATTTCCTTCAGAAGCAATAAAGCAACTTCTAGTTCTATCGTCCCTTGGAATATTCTGTAAATTAACATATTCTTCCTTAGTAATTTTATTTTTTCCACCACAAGACAACCTACCTGTATTCATAATCTGAGTATATTGAGTATGTATCTTATTAGTTTCTGGATTTATTTGTCTAATAAAACTTTCTCCATACGTACTAACAATTTTATCATATCCTTTATATTTTAGATATTTTTCAAGTAATTCAGGCGATTTGTTAATCTGAGGTCTAACAATTTTAGCATCCACTGAATCCCGCATCTTACCTGTTTTGTCATCTTTAACTTCTGTATTTAAACCCAATTTTTTAAATAATTTAACTACTTGTTTGGAAGAAGACCATAATATTCCACAAATAGGATCATTAGCATTAGGATTAAACATATCTAATTGACTGTCTTTTTTTATAAATTCTTCCATATTAGAATTTAATATCCAATCATCTAAATCTTTACGAGTTTCTAATAAATTATTATTATCCTCCTCCATCTTCAATTGCCATTTTGAAATATCTAATTTAAATCCAGAAAATTCTATATACGCAAGTACTTTAACGTATTCATTATCAAGAAAAAGAGCTACATATAAATCTTGCTCTTTTATTTTGATCATTTGTTTACGCATAATGTCGTGTAAATATTTAACATCATTAGCAGCATAAACAATAACAGCGCTAGATAATCCTTCTTTATGAATATTTCCTCTAATAGTTTTATCCATTTCTTTTTTACAATATCTATAAACAAGATAATCTAAAGCTTTCCTATGATTATATATTCCAGTACTTAAGACTCTTTCTGCTAACATAGTATCATATATGTTAATAGGAACTATTTTTTTACGATACAAAAACTTAAGATCGAACTTAGCATTCTGCATTATTATAATTTTACTCTCTAAGAGTTTTTTAAATAAACAAATATCTACAGTAGAGCAATCTACTACATATTGATTTTTGCTATCACCAAACTGAGCTGATAATAATTGACATAAATAAGGATCAAACCCTGTAGTTTCTGTATCGAATGCTACATGCGAATGATCCTCAAAATATTCTATTACTTCAGCTACTGTTGCGAACGAGAAATGTTTATTAGTCTCAAATAAACTTTTCTGATTAGTAACTAAATAAATCATAAATAATCTTTGTTTACTAAGGGAGTATTTAGTAAATCTAATCTAGCTAAATATGCTTTTTTCCTATTTAAAACATCTCTAGTATCCATTATAATTTTACCTAATAAATTCTGCCCTTTCCATTTATGAGGATCTAATATATCTGGATTTTCTAATCCTAACTTTATACCCCATATAGCATCTGTAGGACTAGCTTCCACAATAGTCTTATCTCCTGTTCCTAATAAAGCTTTTCCAAATGAAGAATTTTGAGTAAACTTCATAACATTGCCCCTAAAAACAATATCATATTTTACTTTGTCCCATTTAGCTTCATTGTAATTCTTTGTACTTCTTCCTAATCTTTTTTGCTCACGAGGATGCTTAGTTTCCATAATTAAAGCAGCCGTTGATTCATCATTAAAAAACTTGGCTTTCTTGTACATCATCCATTGTTCAGCAGTATTAAACCACAACAAAGAATCATTATCTACGAAAGGAGAATGTACCCATTGGGAACAAAAGCCTCCGTAGAAAAATAAAAATTTTTCTGTTTCCAACATTTTTATAAATTTTAAATTATTATTTAGACTCCTTACGATAAGGAACCCATTCATTCAAGATATCTTGTCTTTCTGCACAACCGCAACTATCTTTACCCATAAGTTCTGCTGCTTTTTTAGCTAACTTATCTATTTTTAGATTAGCAGTTAATTTTGCAAAATCATCACCTAATCCTTTGGATTTTTCTTTGTTTTCTGAGGTCTTTCCTTCCATACTTCTTTTAGTTTATAATTAGGAATAGTACTATAGTCAAATTCATTATTATAATAAGGAACTTTTTTATGCCCTAAACTAACAGAAATTGTTCTTTTTCTTGTGTTTTTTTCCCAAGTAAGATATCTATCAAGTTTAGAAATGCTTATTTCATATATATCAGCAATTTTCTTAATACTATACCCCTTTAAGAGATATAATTGAATTTTTGCTAACTCTGGTTTCGTCAATTCTTTTTGCAAAGCTTGTCCCCCCATCTTCTACAGTATTAATATAATTTACATTAGCACTAGAAATGTATTGAACATTAATTTTACCTGCTACGCAAGAAATATATTCAATACTTATTTTTCGAACAATTGTTAAATCAGGATCCACAACCAATACATTCAAAATGACTATCGTCAGGTTTAACATCTTTTAACTCCATTTCAAGAACATGAATTTTATTTTTTAAATCCATATCTTTAAACATATCTCCAGTTACTTTTTTTTCTAACTCGTCTATTTTATTTTGTATCTCTTGTTTATCCATATCTATTTATTTGTTCTTTTTGTAACTCAATACATTTTTCAAATTCATCCCTATCTGCATAATAATCTATTACGCTTTGTACATCTTCACTAGAGTAATCTATAGGAATAAATGGAAAATTAATACATCCTGGATTTAAATCCATTATTTTTTCAATACTACATTTTTTAGTTATAATTAAATAAGCATTTTTCATTGCTGATTTTTCATCATATTCAACAAACCCAAAATCTTTTTCATTTGCTTGTTCCATCTAAAAAAATATAAAGTATTATCACTAAAAAAATTGAAAATAAGATTAAACCATATTTTTCAATAAAAAGTATTATTTTATTTCTCATAATATACAATTTTTAAGAATTAAATAAAAGAGAATTACTAATCATTTGATGTATTACACCTCAACTTTCATTCTCTTATATCGGTAGGTAAGAAATTATGAAGAAACCGACCTACCATTTATTCGATGTCTTTCTTATTCCTCCCTGTATTTCTCTTCTTAAGAGAATACTTTTTCTTGTAATGTCAACAAGAGCTTGAGGAACCTCACTTTGTTTTAAACTTATTTTTTCTTTTCTGAGTAAAACAGTAATAACTTTTTTAACATGCCAATCAGTTACGTTCTCACTTTGTTTTCTACGCCAAATACTTTTTCTCTCATTTTCACAAATAGGATTTATGTATTTATGATATTTTGTATTCTTTTTCATAGGTTTAGAATTAACATTCTTTTTATATTTATTCTTGTACCTTTGACTGTAACAAGGTTTACATTCTATGTGCCTACCCCTAAGACTTTTTTTATTTTTATAAAAATCATCTTTAAAAGATTTAACCTTTTTACACTTTATACATCTCCTTTTTCCTCTTTCCTCTAACTTGATAGCTTTACAGCTATTACAGTATTTAAATAAAATTGGGGAAGAGACAACTCTATCTTTATTTCCCCAATTCTTAAAATTTACTTTCTTACCACATTTTTTACATGTGCATATCATTTCTCTAAAAATGGTATACTAACAGGTTTCCCCGATAACTTTTTATATCCGAGTTGTGATTTAATAATTGAGTTTGCTGTGGAATAACCTTTTAAAGCTACTTGTGCAGCTTTCAAATCTTGTCTATCGTCCCATATATCTTTACAAGAATCTGCAACAGAAAGAGCATTATCTCTTAAATCTGATGCATTTTTACTCGCTGTTTTAGCAATAGCTTTTCTACTGTTAGCTATTTTTTTAGCTGCAGGAATCTTTCCCCCAGTTACTGGTTTTTTAGCAGGTCTTGCCATAATTATAAATTTTAATTGTTAATAAAAATATTCTAGAATTAGAATACTATCGTTGCTGTGCCTTAATTACACAAATTTTAATATATAAATCAACATTGAATATACCCCCATCTTTGGTCCACCAATGCATCATATCACTTAATTCGGGATTACTCTTTTTAATATTAATATTTTTTCCCATTTCTTTTAGTTTTTCTTAAATATATATCATCAAAGTATTTTAATAATATAAGTATTACAAAATTAATGTACCCTTTCATACTATTCTTCTTTATCTTTTCTAATTGATATTACGATACAACTTATCATTATTATACAAAACCAAGTATATGCTGTAAATTCTATAAATTCTATCATCTGCTTTTTAGTCTTGGTTTAGAATAGTAAGGGCTATTAATAATATTAATTTCCCTTAACCTATAAAATTTACCTATTTCTAATGTATCCTTAGTTAATACAACTTCAGCGTCCTTAGTTTTAGGATTATGTAAATGATACATATTAACCCTAACTTCACTTACTACTTGATATTTAGAACAACTAAAGATTAATATTAATAATAATAGGGGTAATTTTTTCATTCTATTATAAATTTAGTCTTAAACTCTCCGTCTAATACAAATAAATCAGTATTCTCATCTTTATACTTTGACGCATATAATAAGACAAATAATTGACTAGGTGTTACGTGTTCTATACCATCTTTTGTATACTGGTATAATATTTTAGCTCTTTCAAACATATTTATTTTATTAAATGCATAATTCTACTTACAATCTTCTTGGCTTGTGGATATTTTACAACTTGTAATTTTCCTAAAGTAAGAGAATAATCTTTATCTCCACTTCTTGTTTGCAACTTTCCGTCCTTAAGGTACAAATATTCTTTTTTCTTTCCCTTCTGAAAACAAACTTTTACTATTTTACCTTTCTTTTTATTAGGAAGTTTCTCCCTATCATAGTAAATAACTTTATAATACTCCATAATTTCTATTTATTAATTTAAATTTCAGAATGAAAAGGATCTTTTCCTTTTATCATTTTTAGTACTTCTTCAACACTTTCTATAACTTGATATCTTGTAGTTCCATCCATCATATCTACCATAGTAGGAATATTTCCACGAGTTACATTCGGATGTTGACGAACAGCTTGAATATAATCCGTATTTACATAAAGAATTAGGTTTCCACCTTTTGTTAATTTTATCATTCCCATTATATAAAGTATTTATTTGTTCTACTACTACTTATCATGTCGTACCTATGTATTCCGTTGAGATACCAAGAGTCGAAATGATTTCTTTGATACCACTTTAGTAAATCATATGGACTGTATCCTCTACAAACTATTTTACTTGTCTTAATATTTATTAATTTCCATTTTTTTCTAGCCATAAGTTCTATTTTAAAATATGTATCTAATTTTATTCCAAGGAATTATTCTATTATGAACTTCCTTAAACTGATTAATATATTGTCTTTTTAGAGGTATCTTATATCTTAAGTTTTTACCTCCGTATTGAGAAGTTTTATGTTCCTGAATCTCAGGAGTCCATAAATCATCTTCAGCTTTAGGATTATATACTAAATTATAATCATGACGTTTTTGATTATGAGTAAGAAATATACATTCAGCTAATACGCCTTCTTTATATTCTACATAATCTTGCATCATATGAAATATAAATTCATAATCCTTTAGCCATCCATCATATACTATGATAGGACTGTAGTTAACATGTACATCATATCCTGCTTCTATAAAAGCATTGATAGCTTTTATTCTATCTATGATTTTAGTAGTACCAGGCTCATGTATAGATGACATATGCTGTGGCATAAGACTAAATCTAACTCTTACTTTACCTTGCGGATTAAAGTCAAGTAGATTAGGATTTACATATTTTGTAGCAAATGTTCCCATAGCTATAGGATGGTCTACAAAAAATTGAAATATTCGTTGCCAATCATAATACTTAGCATGAAGAGCAAAGTCTTCGTTACAGCTAATATCATAAGTCATATATGTACTATGTGTCTGATTAGGTTTCTTTACATTAGCATAAAAATATGCATGCTCATTAACCTCTGTAAGTATGTCTCCAATGTTCTTTGCTACATCTAAGCCTTCAGGCTTATGACGTTTCATATAACAATAAGAGCAGTTGTATAAACAACCGTAGCCAAAGCTAGGAGTAATGTAATCACTACTTCTTAAAGACTCTCTAATTTTAAAAGTCTTTCTAGTAACTTTATTTAATTGCATTTATTATTGTTTTAAGATTAAAGAAAATTGGCTGAATGCATGGCTGACGTTTCATTCTGCATTCAATTAAGGACAATATAGGCCACTGTCCACCAATTAAGTTAAGAAGTAAGAGTGCAGACTCCAGGATTTTTACCCACTCTTCATGGTGGTTACCCTATCAATATCTTAAGCTATTGATGCTGCCTTTTTGTTTGTCGTTAGAGTTAATTTATTATAACTCTTACTTCTTTGCCCATAACAGAGACTTCTCTCTTTTCAGCTTTATTTCACTGATGTTATGGGACTAGTTTTGTTCCGTTACGCTGTTACCACGTAGATGCAGACGGATCCGCTGTTTATCATCTGGTTGGTTAGATTGCCTGTTTAAAGTGGACTCTCACCACGTTCATAAGATTTTCACCTATGTAACCACTAACCCACTGTTTCTTTTTGATAGAGTAATTGTAGAGAGTACAGGATTCGAACCTGTA